TATCCTTAGTAAGTGCTACTTTAAGCATTACGAGTATTCAACCACTATTCACATTGTTGGCGAGTTTGGTTGCTATTGTTTCAGGCGGTATGGCTATTCGATACTATTGGAAAATGACTAAGAAACTAAAATGAGAATACTACTTTTAGCTTTATTACTTACATCTTGCGCTTCGGTTAAGAAGTTCGAAAAGAGATTTGATAGCACGGGGACAACTAAGATTGACTCCGTGCATCTTACTTTTTATGATAGCGTAACTAAGATTATAGAAAAAGAGCAAGTATTTACAAAAGAGGTTACTATCTACGATACAATCCGTGTAACAAAGGATAGCATTATAGTAGTTCCCAAAATCGTAACTAAGTGGGTATACCAGACAAAAGAGAAGGAAACCGACAATAGCCTTATCAAAAAAGATACAATAGCTTTTAATCGCACAGAAACGGCTCAAATTTCGATTGTAGACAAAAACAAGGTAAGTACTGCAAATAACTTTTGGAAGGCTCTAATCGGTCTAATAATAGCGATTGTGTTAATTTTAGCATATTGGAATAGATTATGGAAGTAAACAAAGCAGGTAGAGATTTAATAAAGCAGTTCGAAGGCTGCAAATTAAAGGCGTACAAATGCCCTGCTGGTTTATGGACAATATCGTGGGGTTTGACTTTTTATCCTGACGGAACGAAAGTAAAAGAAGGCGATGTTATTACGCAGCAACAGGCAGAAGATTACTTTAACGCAATAGTAGATGACTTTGCAAAAGGCGTAGATGTGCTTGTAAAATCAAATGTAACGGCAAACAATTTTTCTGCGATTGTTTCGTTTGCTTTTAATGTAGGCATAGGGAATTTTAGGAGAAGCACTTTACTTAGAAAGGTAAACGCAAACCCTAAAGACCCTTCTATTCGAGCAGAATTTATGAAGTGGACAAGAGCAAACAATGTGGTGCTTAAAGGGTTAGTGAGGCGGAGAGAGGCTGAAGCTAAACTATATGAGCAACTTTAGAACTATATTAGTTAATTTATTATCAGACGAAAGCAACAGTATTAGCCACAAAAGAGTAGTGGCTATGCTTGGCAGCGTTTGTCTTTTTATTTCTTTGTTCTTAAACATAATCTTAAAAATTAACCCAAGCGATAAGTTGGTAGATGCGGTATTGTATCTTACGCTATTTGCTATGGGTTATACCACAATAGATAAATTCAGCAAAAAATAATGACTAAAAGCGATGTAGCTAGATTAACAAGAGAACAATACGGGTGGGAAATGCCTAACTTAAAGTTGGCTCGTATAATGTATAAAGAAAATAATTTGCTTTTTAAAGATGTAGAAGAAGCAAGAAGTTTTTTAAGATACATAGAAGGTAAGACAGGTAATAAACTTAGAAATTTTAAAACAATAACAGTGCAAGAAACAAGACCTTACAACCCGTACAAATTGCCAGATAGCGATGAAACGGCTTTTACACCCTATGAAATTAAAGGACATAAGCGAGTAGCTATATTGTCTGATATTCACGTTCCTTATCATAACATTGCAAGTATTACGGCTGCAATAGAATACTTAAAGAAATCTAAGCCAGATGCTTTGTTGTTAAACGGAGATACAATCGACTGCCATAGGCTTAGTAGATTTATTAAAGACCCTAAGAAACGTAACTTTAAGTTAGAGCTTGATACGTTCAAGGCTTTATTTGATGTGTTTGAGAAGGAATTAAAATGCAAGATTTATTTCAAGATAGGTAACCACGAGGAAAGGTATGAGCATTTTCTTTATGAGAAGGCAGGGGAACTTGTAGGCATTGAAGAATTTGAGTTTGAGAATATCATAAAAGCAAGAGCAAGAGGTATTGAAATAATAGGAGATAAAAGACCTATGAAGCTAAACAATTTATGGGGTATACACGGACACGAATACGTTGGCGGAATATCTGCACCTGTAAACCCTGCTCGTGGATTGTTTCTAAAATCTAAGGTTAGTTGTTTTCAAGGACATAACCACCAGACAAGCGAACACACCGAACCAACGCTTACGGGTAAAATGGTAACTACTTGGAGTTTAGGTTGCTTATCGGAATTGCACCCTGCATATATGCCTCTTAATAAATGGAACCACGGCTTTGCAGAAGTAGATTTAGATGCTAACGGAGAAGATTTTGAGTTTAAAAACAAGCGTATTTTTCAAGGTAAAATTTTGTAATGAGCAACATACTTGACCAAACAATAAAAGATTTACAAGCAAGAGAAGTAAGAGGGTTAAAGGAATACGGAACTACAATGGATAGAACCGATTTAAGCCAAGACGAATGGTTGCAACACGCTTACGAAGAAGCTTTAGATTTAGCACTATACTTAAAAAAACTATTACTAACCAATGCGCCTCAAGAAGATATTTAGCTTCGGCAATATATTAGACCGAGATACCTACGAGCAATTAAGGGAATTAGATTACACCAACCCAAACTTTAAGGGTTGCGCTGACGAGTTCCAGTTTAATCGTGAATGGTGGGTTATGCTTGACGAAGGAGAAATAGTAGCTTATTGCGGTTCTATTTACTCGAAAGGCATCTGCATATTTAATCGTGCGTGGGTTAAGAAATCACATAGAGGGAAAGGCATACAAAGACGAATGATTAAAACGAGGCTAAAGGCAGCATCTACCTTTTGCCATATAGCTATTACATACACAACACTTGACAATTTCCCTTCAGCTAATAACCTAATCTCGTGTGGGTTTAGGCTTTACTTACCGGAATATTCTTACGGGGGTTCTGACAAACTTTACTTCCAAAAGTTACTATAAAAGGTAGTAAAACTACTACTTTTGGCTGCATTTTACTTCCGACTTTGTACGTTCTGGCGTACATACTTGATAATAAACTGCACAATTTGATGTGCTTTTATCCTATATAAGCCACATTATTTGCATCATTGTTGCAAAAATAATTTATATAATTTTACACTTTGTATTGTTAATTGTAGTATTTTTGTTGAAACAAAACACAAAATGACACACTTAACCACCTACCAAATGTTCCAATATCAGCGATACGGGAACATCTTAATTGACGGGGATAGGAGTACTACAAACCCTTACGACCCTGCTTTATTGCCTAAAAACTACGATTACGAAGATGACGATTACACGTTTACTCGTTGGGTAGAACACAATGCAGAACTTGAACTTTTAAAAAACGAATTATATGAAGATTGAATTTGTAAAAGAAACTAAGCCAGACGGCACAATTTTCTACTACACTTTAGTAGATAACAAATACGATAGCGCAAGTATGTACTTGGAATATTCACAAGCTTACGAATACTTTGTAAGCCTAAAGAAAAGACAAGAACCGATTATCGAAATTTTAGAACACTATAACATAGACATACAAAACAAATAACAATGAGCCTAATTAAAATTCAACAGGAACTAAAAGCACCTAAAAACCAATTCAATGCTTTTGCTAAATACAAGTACCGAAGTGCAGAAGATATAATCGAAGCTGCAAAACCTATATGCCATAAGTACGGCTACGCTTTAATGTTAAGCGACGAGGTAATAGAAGTAGGCGGAAGAGTTTATGTAAAGGCTACTGCGCACCTATTTAAAAATGAAGATGGAGATAGTGCAAGATGTTGCGGAATTGCCAGAGAAGATGAATTTCAAAAAGGAATGTCAGCTTCGCAAATTACAGGGGCAGCAAGTTCCTATGCTCGTAAATATGCGCTAAACGGATTGTTCGCAATAGATGACACTAAAGATGCAGATGCTACTAATGAGCATAAAGACGAAGTAAGCGAAGGACAAAAGGCATTCTTAATTGAGCAGTTAGACAAGACAAAGTTTACCGATGACCAAAAGGTTAAGGCTGCCCTGAAAATCAAAGCTATCAAGAGTTTAGAGGAATTTAACAAGATTAAAGAAACAATTAAAAAAAGTTAATATGAAAACTGCAATACAGGAATTAATTTATGAATTGGATTTTTTTAAAAATATTTTATGGAAAGCAGATTCAAAAAATGAGTCAATATTAGTAAAAGATATAATTAGAAAAGCAGTATTAAAACTTGAAAAAGAAAAAGAGCAGATAATACAAGCAAGAATTGATGGAGACGAAAACTACTCTTTAATTGGTGGTAAGCGTTACGAATACGCAGAACAATATTACAATGAAACCTATAACCAAAACAAAAGCTAATGAGGGAACTATTACCATTTGAAAGGCAGATGCTCCTGGCAGAAGTTTACCACTATGCTTGGTATAACGAAGAGGCATACGAGGACTTATTAGCCTTTATTAAAAAGTATGAAAACAAATTAGATAAACCCGTTTTTTTTAACCCAATCAATAACAATGACACAGAAACAACAAATCTTGAACCACTTGCTTTCGGGCAAAACATTGACACCAATCCAGGCTCTAACTAAGTTTAATAGCCTGAGATTATCGGCAGTTATCTTTGAACTTAAACGCAAAGGATATAAGATACAGTCCGACTTAATTAACGTAGGTAATAAGAAACAACCTAAATTTGTAAGTAAATATTCACTAATAAAAAAGTAAAAAATGGAACAAAAAAAATGGAGTGCAGGTGCTTGGAAAAAGACAACTGCTAAAGGAGAAGTAATTAATTTTACAATTAATGATGTGCGTTACTCGATGTGGGTTAATGCTTACAAGACCGAGGACAAGCAACCAGATTACAAGATTTATGTAAACGATTTTAAACCTAAAGAAGATACGGAAGGATTGCCGTTTTAATTATGCTAACGAGAAAGAAAGATATATCAATAAGACAGTTAAAGGACTTATACTTTGCGCAACGTAACACCCATTTGCAGCTACACGAAATGATGCAGCAACTTGGATTGTTAGGCATAGAAGATAACGAGCCTTTAGGGTTAGACATTGGCGCAAGGACTATTGTTAAATTGGTAGACGAGGAGTTTGAGTGCGATGTATTAATTAAGGATAGGAGTTTAAAAACAACGTTTGGTCGCAAGGCTGCGGCATACTTACTTAGAAGGTACACCAAATTAAGCCTTAAGGAGATAAGCCAATACACAGGAACAAGCGACCATACAACTGCTATCCATAACATAAAACAAGCGAACAACCTAATCGAAACTGAGGACTGGTTTAAAACTAAGCTAAAAAAACTTTGCTTAAAATTAGAACTTAAAGAAATTTAGTGTATATTCGCAGAATAATAAGACACATTAACGTACTACGAACCGATAATGTGTTTAGTGGTTAAATAATAATAACCCTGGTAGTTCGTAGCTATCGGGGTTTATTTTTTTTATGGCAAAAGACCCTGCATTCCTATTTTATAGCAGCGATTTCTTAAATGGAGTAGCTGACTTAACAATGGAAGAGAGAGGACAATTTATTACTCTCTTATGTTTACAACACCAAAAAGGTACACTTACAGACAAAACCATTAGGTTATCTTTAGGTTCGGTTTCGGTTGATGTTTTGAGCAAGTTTTCAAAAGACAAAGACGGAAATTTTTTTAATGAACGCTTAAGTGAAGAGATTGAAAAACGCATTCAATTTACTGAAAGCCGTAGAAACAATGGCTCTAAGGGTGGTAGACCTAAAAATAATACAAAACCATTAGGTTTAGCTAAACATAACCTTATGGAAGATGTAAAT